GCCAAGTCTAAACCCGAAGGCAAAAAGAAAACAGGGCTTAGTTCTGATCAGGCTGCTAAACAAAAGGCGAAAGGGAAAACAAATCCAGTGAAGCAGACAGCAGCAAAAAGCCAATCTGCGCTAGATAAGTTGGCGGTTTCTACTGGCGTTAAGAAATATTTTGAGTAGGACAATATGCACCTAATACCACACACAACCGAGCCACTACAAACGCAAAACTTTGTATACGATGGCTATGATTTAACGCTCACGACTAGATTTAATTCAATCTGGGGCATCTGGCAATTTGACCTATTCGATAACAATGAGCAAGAATATATTACTCAATCGGAAGCCTTTGCTGCTGGTTCGCCATCGCTGATTCAATCGCATCTGCCGTTCATCTTCATCATGCTTGATGATATTCTAAACGTATATATTTTGGATAAGGACGAGTATCGTGCAGCAATTCGGGCGTAGTTATGAATTAATCATAGGCAATGACAAAGAATCAATTGTGATTGATGGCTTAACTATGTCATTCGATATTGATAAGACGATTTCAAAAGAGCCCAACCCTGCCACGTTTACATTGACCAACTTAAGCCAATCCACTCGTAACTTAATCACAGATAAAAAATACAATCGCATACTATTTAATGCAGGTTATCAAGATGATTTACGAACGCTATTTGTTGGTTATATTGATGATGTAGAGAATCGTAAAGAAGGTACAGACATTACCACCTTAATGACTTGTTCTGATGGCTCTAAGGACTACAGAGATGCGCGTGTGGCGGTTACGGTTGGTAAAGGTGCAACTGATCAGGAAATCGTTAAACAGACGCTAGGCGCAATGCCAAGCACAGGAAAGGGCAAGCAGGAATATAGCAAAGAAAGGAAGTTGCCGCGTGGTAAAACCTTAGTTGGCAATGCTCGTGATGTCATGACACAAGTGGCAAAGAATCAGGATGCGGATTGGTCGATACAGAACGGTGAATTGCTATTATTACCAAGGATGAATGCCTTGGCGAATAACGAGGGTTTTGTAATATCCGAAGAAACTGGGCTAATTGGATTCGTGGCTTTCTTCTAACTGACAATCCAGCGTGAACGAGCCAACGCTGAATGATGCCACAGTGGTCGTGTCTGCTGTGTAGCTTTTAATAAGGTCTATGATCATGCTTTAGCCGTCCCTCTAGTGTTCATCTGGGCAGTCTTGTTAATTGCCCCTGCTGCGGCATTACCCACTGCTTGAGGATTACCCGCACCACTTACATTAACAACAGCTTGAGTATTGTTATTATTCACAACGCTATTTTTAACATTGTTTACAGCCGCCCCGACTTTATCACTCAATCCAAATGTTAATTTAGAAACAATACCACCGACAAGACTTGGCAATTCACTAAACTTTTGAACAATCCAATCGAATGCTAATCTAAAAGGCGTGGTAACAATAGTAAATACACTTGAAAGCACAGTGCCAACGGATGAAACAAAACTCGATATTGCAGCGATAATCTGATTGAAAATGTCAAGCACATAATCTTTTGCGGCAGTAAAGGCTTTAACGAACAAGCCCGCAATCCAGTTTACTAATGGGTCAAACAGCATCGCAAGATTGGTAAATGCAGAAAGCAATGCCATACACATGACATCCCAGTTTTCTTTTATCGCTGCTGTGTTACCACTGAATAACGAAACGAGTAATTCAAACGCTGCAATGATCGCCACTGCTGCATCAATTAAAGCACCGCCTAGATATTTAGTGACAAACGCACCGAACTCGATTAGATAGGACATACCTAAAACAAGCATATCCCATAGTGATCTCAATGCGTCTTCATTGTCTTTAACCCATCCAATCATTGTGCCCCAATATTCACCGAATAGTGATTCACCACCATCCATGTAAGTCATGAAGTCATCAACGAGCAATATAATCGCAGTAAGCGCAATCAGGAATAAACCAAGTGGGGTTGTCACAAATGCGAGAATAGCGGCACGTTTCAGCCATAAGAAAGCGCCTGCTAATAACAGTAATGTGTTCTTCCAGCCGATTGTTTTATCAATTAGCATATTGAGACCGCGCAAGAAATTACCAAAAGCACCAACTGCGCTAGAAATCCATTTTAAAAATACGGTAATGCCGTTTACAATTGCATCTTTATTTGCTTTTAAAAAGTTGTCAATTGCTGTAATGGTTTTCTGCATAGTCGGCAAGAAACCAAAAGCCAATTCCACTTTTAACGACTGGAATCTCTTGCCTAGTGTTTCGACTGACTCTTTATATTTCTTTTGTTGTTCTAGTTGCTTCTTTGTGACTTCGGTTAATAGTTTTTCTTCTTTGATTAAATCTTCTAGTTCCATGATCGTGCCGTGGAAAATACCCCACGCTGCGCCTAGCGTACCTGTAAAGAATCCAAGTACACCCATGATGCCCTCGATACCAGATACAAAGCCGTCAGTCGCTTCATAGGCGCGAGCCATTGCGCCCTCTGTCTTGTCAGCACTGTCGGCAACGCCATCCATAGCCTTGTCGAATTCTTCAACTTTCTTTGTATCTGCTTTAACACCAAGTGCAATCAGAAATTCGTCCAGTACCAAGATAGCCACCACTTATAAAATTCTTTGTCATTATACCATTAAAAGAAAACCCAGCCGAAGCTAGGTTTTTACCTTATCCATTTCATCTTTACTATTCAGAAATCTAACCAAGATCGCTTCATGCAAATCCACCCATTCATCTAAAGAATAAGCACCTTGCTTTAACTCAAGCATTGATGCTTTCTTCTCCATGATGGGGAGCCATATAAACCAGTTTACCCGACTTTCGCTAGTGCTTTGTTTATCGCTTGCCCGAGCATAGTCTTCGCAAATGCTTCGCCACTTGGTAAGAAATCCAAAAAATGGAACTTCAACCCCGCTACCAATACTTGTGTGTAATGGCTGCGATGTCCTGAGAAATGGGCAGACTGTTCGTTTTTAGAATTAAACAAGACACCTTTACCATTATCGACAACTTTGATTGTTTCAAATACAAAATCACGAATCTTATCAAAGTTAGCACCTGACAAATTACCAAGTACAGCGCCTAGATTGATCTCGAAATCAGGCGTTTTTTTGCCGTCTTCATCCTCAACCATTTTTACCTCGATAAGACCATCGGCAAAGTTTAACAATTTGCGGGCATGGCTTTCTGCTTTGAAAAAGTCCGCTTCCACAAAATGGTACTCAATGCCTTCAATTTCCAAGATGTCTTGCTTAATCATTTACTACTTCCCTTCGGTCAAGATGCGGTCTTCATTTTCAAATGTAATGGTGTATTGCATGTTGTTATGTCCATTACCGCGAACATAAGCAGGCTTTGCAGTGAACCACCCATTAATCAGTTTAATCTCATCACCGTTCACTGTGTCTTTATAGTATGCCTGTAAAGGTGAATGTGTTTTGAGATTAGCCTGTGATTTTAACCGATCATTCAGGAATTTACCATCAGGACTGTTCTGCAATAGTGAAATAACTAATTGCGTCCCATTCTTGTTTGTTGATACAAATACAGAGCGATTAATACCTTCCGTCAATGTGCCAATGTCAGATGATGGGTTAATCTGTAAAACGTCTGTACCATCTGCCCAATCATTAATGGCGTGACCATCAATAACTAGAACAGAAAAGCGGTGATCATAAGCTGCCATTTATTAACGCTCCATCATTACAAGAATATCGCCAGAGTGAATAGCACCCGCTTCTTTAGCTGCCACTTGAATCGGCATTGCTTTACGCGCTTCACGATCAGACTGTGATTGTAAAGTATAAGAATCCGAGTACATGTAGTAGCCGCGCGGCATGATGTCGCCAGTATTCAATTCACCGAATGAAGCACCATTCCAAGTCAGGTTTTGACCTAAGAAGCCGTTACGAACAAACTGTTCATGAACCTGGAGCAATGCACCCTCTAGCACGACTTGACCCTCATCCGTTTGTGGAATCTTAGGCTGTTGAATTAAGCGCGTAGCTGCTGCGGCACGTAAACGATCTACATAAGCATCACGACCAACTTTGCTGTCGATAAAGAACAATTCAGTTCCAACGGTGCGACCTTCTGCTAGGAACGAAACGCCATCATAATCGGTGTAGTAATTGATGCCTAAACGATCAGCTTTATTCGCCATCGTGGTTGTAATATTCGCATCACTAGAAACCATCGGTTGACGTTTAAACTTCATTGTTTTAGCAGTGTTATTGCCTTCCCAATTCGTGCTACATGCCTCAACTAGCAACTGCACCGCTGCATGGCTCTCGCCTACCTTATTCAACTGTACAAGCATCTGCTTATTGTTCTTCGTTGCAATGCGGTAAAGAGGGTTCGTGCTGTCATAGTCAACCATGTAATCCGCTTGAGCTGTAAACGCGAATACATGCGGCTTAGCACTTGATTGTAAACGGTCGTCAAATTCCTCAAGTTGCGCGTCAGTAATTGTCGCACTAACATAAAAACCATAGAAATTTGGCGTTTCATCATCTAAGCGAGAAACTAAATCAGACGGGGTTTGAACCACTGGAGCAATTGCTGCCAATCCGCGAATCTGAATAGCGCCACGGCTTGAAGTTAAGCGCAAGTCATCCGCAATCTGTCCACTAATTACGATATTGTCGGTATCAACATCAACACCCACAACTTTGCTCGATACAGAATAAACACCGTTCGCGTATGCAATAACAAATCGGCTAGATACACCCAATGCAGTGTTTAATGCCGCTGCAAGTGAAGCATGGTCTGTTGGTGGTGTTTCAACTGGCGCGGTATAAGTAACAGCTTCAGTTACATTACGGCTAGTGATTGTAAAATCGTAGCTCGTTGCCAATGATACGAATTGTAGCGGTGTTTGTGTAGCGGTTAAGCTATTCGCACGTGCTGCAACTGCGTCACCATCTTTATTCCAGTACACGATACGAATCGAGCGCGGCTTCATCGGATGACTGAATGCCATTGCTGTCGCTTTGCAGATTTCAGCCGCAGTGCCGAAGATGGATTCTGTTTCTGATTGACTAGAAACGTCTAAATATAATGCGTCAATAAATTGATCGCTATATTGATCTGTGACATAAATCGCCAGTGATTGGTCTTGTGTTTGTACTGCGGACGGCGTGTCCAACAGTCGCACAGACAAGAAACGATCAATTGATAAACTCATTCAAGTTTCCTCTATTGTTCTATTTGTAGATCGAAATCTACGCTATTAATTTGGTTCAATTGCTCTTTAACGATTGTCGTCTGACTTACAAGTATGTCGAACTGAGCGCGTTCTTCAAATCCTGCATCCAATGCGATTGATGTATCACGCAATGCTGAAATCTGTAAAATACCAATGCCTAGTTTTTTCAACTCATTTACCGAACTTGACAGCCGCAAAGATGGATGCAACCGCTCTGCCCATAGTTTAGCATTTTTACCGATCAACTGGATTGAGTACAAAGCGTTAGACTTTACTTCTGCATATTCTGTAGTGCCATCAAACTTGATAGATGTGCCTTGTGGTGTACTTGTGGCTAAATGCACAGTCACATAAAAAGCAATGTTAGTTGTGTCGATTTGCGTATTAGATTGAATGACCAATGAAGGGCTAATACCGATGAGCTTGGTAATTAATGCACGTAGCCCTGTCGGATTGAATATCTTATGAGCGTTTATCATGCGTATGGGTCTGGCGTAGGGTTGGTGATGTCTTGAGCGCCACTATATAGCGTAAATAAGCCGTCGTAGTAGCCATGCTGTGACCAATCTTCTGTTGTTACGCAGCGGTATTTATTGCCACCAAAATAGATCGGAAGAGCACACGTCTGAACTCCAGTCACACAGT